TTCTCTTTTTTTAGCACCATACAGCTGCTACACGGTTTAAGTGGAAGGATTGATCCCACTGTTCTAGTAACTCTTCACGTTTACTTTCAGCATCAGCCCAGTCATCAATTTGAAGATTGAATGATGCAATAGAAGTTTGGAAGTCTTTCCAATATTTCATTTGGTTCCAGAAATATCGTTTAGCATCTAATAATGCAAGCTTATAGAATGCTTGACGAAGAGTCATAGGGATATCATATAGCTCAGTTGAGTAAGATACTTCTACCCCGATAATAACTTGGTCCTTATAGTATGTACCATTATTCACACGGAATCGATTTGGTGGTAAGAACTCTGTTAGGAACGGAGGTTCCATAGTAGAAGCTAAGTCACCTACCGTCTGAGAGATAGCCAGTGCTTGGAATGACTCAATTGTCTCATAAGCAGATGGCACGGATTGGTATCGTAAATCATTGAATGGACGGATGCTCTCAATCCCTACAATAAAACGATCACTTGCATCGGTAATGATAGGAGGTAATTGATAGATATTGCTCATATCAGCAATTGTATTCTCTTTATCATTACGAATACGAAGTTCGTTTAAATTGGCTGGTACATGAAGTACTCTTGGGTAGTATGTAGAGAATGTTGGAATTGTATCATCCACAATGATGTCATGATATAGACAGTTATCATCCACTGGGAGTTGAATAGAATATACTCCACAGTGCTGTTTAATTAGTTTTAGTATATGTGCTTTATCGCGAAAGACTGACATAGTACCACCCTTACATATTTCTTAGAATATCAGAAACTTGTTCTTGAACGTAATCTTCCAAGCCAACTGTGAATGTGCGACGAGTACCATCAACAGCAGATTCTTGTAATACTAAGTTCTTACCAGTAGAATCCAATGTAACGGATTCATAACTAATTTCAAACATATCAGCGATATTTTTAGCCATATTGGATTCTTCCAATAAGAAGTCAGATAAGCCAGGAAGACCTTGACATTCACTTACTGGGATACAAATATCACCAACTTGTTCTGTAGAGATAGCTGGAACACCAGCGGATTCATGAATCGCTGTAATACCGTCATCTGTTTGATAAGCTACCTTATGGGAAGGTAGGATAACACGGTCATATGTAATGATACGAGGAGTAGAACGAATTTCGCCACGAGTAGCATCAATCTTAGTGATTGGTGCTAATGCACGTAAACTGAAAGCAGCTTTAGCCCCTTGTAAGATATGACCTTTGAATTGATGACCTGGACCATTGTAATCATTGGCTGTATCAATGATACCATATACGGTATCTCCAACGAATTCATAGCTTACAATTCTGTGAGATAAGTTATTAGGGTCGATACTAACAACACGGTTAGGGTCTTTTGTATTTGGATGACCATTTTCACCAAAGAATGTTCCATAACGTAACAATTCTTGAATATGTTCAGCTTCCCAAGCTTTTACCATTGGTTCACGGAAGTAATTACGATTATTACGGTTGAATGTATTGAAGTTTTGAAGACATGCTCGGAAACGAACATAGTCTGTACCTGGTTGGTTGATTACTTGCATAATCTCAGGAGTTTGTGGTTCTGTAGTTTGTTCCATGACTAAACATGCAACAATCTCGTTACCTTTGATCATATGATTGTAAACCTCCTTTGGTTTATTTTTTTAGCAATATTAACTTATATAGTTGTTTTTATCGGGAAAATAAACACCTGGACATATTGGTAAACTTTTTAGTATACAACAGAAAGGTGGTTAGTCGAATATGATTAACATTCATGTTGGTCGGTCGAAGGACTCTGCTCAATCCATCTACTTAGATGAGATTACAGCAAATTCTGTTCTTAATGTAGCTCGATATGAAGCGTTTAAGCAAAATAAACGGTTATATGTCGGTGACGTAAGACCGGCTGTATTTCGAAAAATAGACAGTGCCGTTAAATACGGCGTTCCTAAATGGGTACAAGGCGCATACATTGCTCCAGTGTATCCAGAACATACGGATATGATTATCTTAGGATATATCACATTCGTTGATCGTGATAATAATGACCCTTCTGACACAACAACGTATGAACCATTCGAAGTTCTTACTGTTAGTCAAGAAGAACGTGCAGGTCTAGTTATCGCTACTAAACTATTTGAACGTATTATCGTTGCGTTCAATAATCAAGTAAACACAGGTAACCAAATTACAGAAGAACAAATCGAAACGGGCTTCCGTAATCATGGGTTGCATACATATGAAGTGATTCGTGGTGAAGGTCAACAAGTATACCCATTCACAGCTATCCCTGATAATGTGGTTGGTAAAATGGTTGAACTTCAAACAACTACCGCTAAAACAAAAGACTTTATGCTTATGACTGTAAGCACTGAAGGTGCTGATGGTCATATGGTATACATTGTACCAGTATATGAAGGTAACCGAATCAGTAACTTCTTCCAAGTTATCAATGTCGATGGTGATATCAAAATCATGCCAGTTGACTTGACAACAATCTGTAAGGCTGGTGGTATCATCCCTCCAACAGATGGTCCGACATTCGAATCCATGTCCCCAACTATGGAGTCCATGACTATCACTGATAAAAATAACTTGAAATATCATCCACACGTAAACCTTCTTATGAAGCAATATGGTATTTCTGCAACTGAAGCATATGGTATGATGGAAGCCGCTATTGAAGAAAATCCATTCTTCTTGATGGAGTTCATGGTTCCTTCTAGCTATAAATCTCACGATGAGTATGTACAAGCATTAGAAGCTAACTTCAATTTAGCATGTGAAGCTACTAATATGGACTTAGATAAATTCTGTGAAGCTATGGTATACGAAGATGCTTTCAGTAAAGCTAAAGAAATTGGTGGTAAAATCTCTGATGCTGCCACTAAGACTCGTCGTAAACTCGTTGCAGCTAAGAAAACTGTAACTGCAATCACAGGTCCTATCATGAAGTCGATTAAAGACATTACGGATAGTGTAAACTCTTCCTTTAAAGAAGATACACGTGAAGAAGTTATCACAGGTTCAGCTTTCTCTAAATTGAAGAATATCTTTATTCGCTGTTTAGCTCCAGCCGCTGGCGTTGCTATCTTTAGTGGTGGTGCATTGGCGATTGTTACTTTCTTAGGAGCATTAGCCGTTCATAAATCTATCACTAAGAAAACCCGTGGACGTATCATGCAAGAACTTCAAATGGAACTTAAAATGGTTCGTGAGAAGATCGAAGATGCTAAGTCCGCTGGTGATAATGAAAACAAATATAAATTAATGCGTCTTGAAAACAAAATCGAAACTCAAATTGAAGATGTTCGAGAACGTATTCTAGGAGGCAAATAATATGAATCTATGGAGTTCTCTATTAGAAGCTGATAGTGCGTACCGTACTTCAGATGTATATCTAGCTAGATTATCCACATCCTTATCTGATACAGAACCCATCAGAATCTCTCCAGACCAAAACGATATAGTCAAACTCTATCGTTCTATTCACCATGCTATTGATGCATTATCTATTCCCGAAGATATCCCTACTGGAACACGGGTTACTGTATTTAAACCAAAGTATGATATTAGTATCAATACCCCATCAATCGATGAGTGCCCATATATCAATATCCTAGATGAGGTATGGGCTCACGGTTCTTTTGATGTAGAAGAAGTTGGTGAGTATACTATCGTTGACAATCGTACCAAACGCCACGAATTCAATGGTGGTTCTGTCGTTGAGTCTATCATAGCTGAGATGCCATACGAAGAC